TGGTGCTGATTTGACCGGTGTGGGGATAGGACAAGCCATAGAAGAACTAAGTACGTATGAGGCTGAAAATATATACAATGTTATAAAAGAATTTCCAAATTTGTTACAAGATTTGGGTAGAATTGATAGTTATGATGGTATAATTGAAACACTAGTTTCACTAAATCCAATTCTAGTTCAAACATATATTTTGAATGACGCTATATACGACCCAAATATACTCTCTTATATACAACAGAATGGAGCAAAAATTAAATATGAAAAAACAAACGTATCAGTTGTACCACAAGCTTTTGAAAAAAATATACAAGCGTTAAAACAAACTAAACACGTAACAGGTTTTTATGATGTGGTACCTGCAGTTACAGAAGGACTGATATCAAATTATGCTTGGTCATCACATGGACTTCAAAGATTTTATGAAGTTTATCAAAATTTAGATTTTGATACTACTGACACAAATATTTTAAGAGACAATAAAGCTTGTTACTATTCTAGTATTCTACCCGCATTATGTACAATTACACCTAGACAAAAATATTATCTTTATGGGTTTAAAGATAGGAGTGATTTAATAAAAGATATAGGAGAACCATTTGGTCAATCATTTTTTTATGAGACATGGAGTTTACCTAGTTTAGCAAAACAAAGTACTCCAGAAACTAATCTTCTTTTAACTGAAGGACCTATTATAATGGAAGGTAATACAACCACAGGTAACATACCACAAGGAGTAAATAGTGTTCCAGTTAATATACCGGACTCTAAAACTAGATTAACTTCGATGTTAAATACACCGTATTTTATAAATTCATTAATTGAAGCAACACAAGAAGAAAAACTAGGACAACCAAACGCATATAGAAAAGCAGCGTATTTATTTTTAAATTCATTACCATTACCTACTTTTAGAGAATTAGTAGGTACATTGGGTGAAGATACACCAAAAACTTACATCTCTTCTTTATTTAACCAACTACCAGCTTTACATGAGTTACCTTTTCCTTTACTACTTAAAATTGGTGCTGTTTGGTGGAGATATAAACAAAGTGTTGAAACTGGGGTAGACCCATTAGGTTCAATATGGGGTGATTTAGGTACTGTTTCTGGTTCTGGAAGTACAGCTACAGCGTATGATACAAGTGGTGCTGTAGGTTTAAATATGGAATATAATTTTAATGAAAATACACCTAATGGACCTACAGGTGCCCTATTTACTTATGTTTCAGAAGGTTTCTCAAGTATGATGGTAGGTGTCTACCCACAAGTAATAGACGCTTTTCATTATATAACTACTGGTCAAAATTCGTATGTTAATATGGGTTCGGGCCAAGTTTTAAATACTATTCTAGGTTCTAATGTGATATTAACAATAGAAACAAATACAGAACAAGGGTTAAATTTAACAGATGGCACAAGTCTTAGTTTTCATGATGTATATTTAGATTCCAACCATATAACTAACCCTAATTTAGCAGCTACTTTTAATAA